TTAGGATTAATCTGCAAATCATCTGAGTAAGACGCCACTAATCTGCGGTAATGAGCGTTAGCAATATCTGTCATCTCATTGGCTTGCAATTCTTCTAGCGTCTCAATGTAATAGTCGTTGTCGGTTTCTCCTGTACTGAATCCGGTATGACCTGTACCCATGAGCTTACTGGCTGGCACGCTTAGTATTCCGCATACGATTTGATATTGCCCCTTGATAACTGTATCAAGGTCGGTTAGGGCTGTGTCCAACTGGCCCATCTCCTCCTCTTTACCAATCAACTGTACGCCGTAGTTATCCCTGAATTGCGTTAGTCGTTCCATTGCTCTTGCGAATAACGTTGGTTTAGCTGCTATCTTTTCAATATCAGCTTTACGCCACGTTAGCCGCTTAGTCATAGCCAGCTTAGGAGCTTCGTTTGCGGTTATCTCAGCGGCGTAAACTCGCTCGTAAACTTTCTGAGTCATACTGATACCGCCGTACCGGTATGTAGGCTTCAATAAGTCGGGAACCATGTCGCCCATCAAGATAACCATGTGTGACCGATGCACTTTTTTACCTTGTATATTCCACCACGTAGGCACTAAGTAATTAATGCTTGACACATCCAACAGATCGTTATTCTCAAACTCAGGAGTTAGCCATTCCGGATCAATCTGTGACATACCCGCGTATTTTCCGCCTTTAAACTCATCTGGGTTAAACGGCTTTGAATAATCAAAGTTGGGATCGGTATGCTTAAACATCACATGCCGCACGCCGAAGATATTATTAAACGTGCATGCCTCTACCAGATTGTTTCTTAGTTTATATTTGCGATCTAGCTTCTCAATGCGCTTGATTTGCTCAGGCGTTAAGTCGTCACCGCTTGTTTCAATCTCAAACCAATTACGCACTGAGTCACGCGGCTTTGTTTCGCACCCTTTACGGATTAACCAGTTTTGAGCCAATACAGCCATGGCTTGATAACCGATAAAGCTGCCAGTCGTTGCAAAGTAATTAAACTGAACTGGGTTGACTATCTCATATCGCGGCATGGTAGGCGTTGGAACCGAGTCTTGCGCTACACCTTCTACGGCTGGGATTTTTGCTTGAATAGCATGGTCGTAAGCGGATTGACGAATGGTTTCCGCGTCTTCGTTGGAGACTTTTGACATTAAATCATACAACCCAGGTTCAACCTCTGTTTTTTTATGCTCATCTGGTTTGCTTTTACGCCATCTTTTAAATAATGCCATGTCAATTAGTCCGCGTTGTTTTGTGTGAGTATATCATTCCCATTCAACATCGAAAAAGCCTAGTGGTTGACGCTCAATTAAATGAGGGCATGCACCCATAATGAATGCGTCTGCGAGATTGGGCGATGCTATATCTCGCTTCTTCAACTCATCTTTAGTCTCTACCATGTCAAGACCTCGCTTGCTGTATCGTTGCCACGGTGTAGCCAGCTCTGTTTTTAGTCTTTCAATCTTAGTAATATCTGACGATATACTTATTAATTGATTAGGGTTGTAACTCATACCCTTCTCAACGGCATTGTAAGTGTTGCGCAACCTGTCTGCTACATCACGCCATGCTTGCGCTTTCAGGTTTTCAAACTTTTCTTTATTCGTGATGCTTGGTGCGTATTCCTCATCAGGGTTTATGATTGCGCCGCCAGCGTTGAATTTGTAATAACCATCATTAACTCCTTGCTCTTTCAGTGTTGATCCAACTTGCGCGCCCACGCCTATAGAGTCATAAACCAGTGAACCATTACCAACATGCGCCCATGCCCGCTTAGCCGACTGCACAAGCTCATCCTCTTGGGCTTTCCACTCATCTACTTCTGTGCATATTGCCCCATTGAATATAGCGCATGCGTTTTTATCTTCGCCGCTGTCAGCAACGTCATAGCCAACAGTGCGAGCACCTGCCATGTCAATATCAAGCTTAACGTGTGCATCTACAGCCGCCTCTAGCCATGAACGCTTAATAATTGCGTTATCATCATCAGTACGTGGCACACCTAAGTAAATATGGTCGTGTTCTTCTTTGTCCTCTTCCAGTTTTGCCAAAATAACGGCGCGCATGGTGTCAGATAGAAATGGGTTGTCTGGATAGTTAACCAGTCTTATGCGTGTACTTGGCGGGGGGTTAACAATAAAACGCTGGTAAATGAAGTCGGTTATTAATCTTGGGTTAAAGCTTATCCATATTTCCGATCCAGCTTTTCGAATAGTTGGCTCAAGTATTTCCCATTGCTCTTTAGTCAGGTTGTGTGCTTCTTCAATCCATAACACATCGGCGCCCTCAAATGATTTTATCTCATCCGTGTTGCGCTCTATGCCGTAGAAAGTGAAGTCCGTCCCATTGGCGTGATGAATCTCTGTGGCCAACACCCGATACCCTGGCGTTTTGAAGTTATCAATCTGGGCTTTGATTAGCGTATAAACGCTGTCTTTGATTTTGTTCTGGAACCGTCTAACACATAGAAAGCGCGTCTTAAATTGCGCCCCTATGTTTTGAGCCATGCCAGCAAACTCCCACGACTTTGATGATGACCTGCCTCCGTATAAAACTCTATTGCGCACCTTAATGAAGTTTTCTGGTTCTGGATCTCCATCAAACCAGAAGTCTATCAGGTTGGGATTTAGGCTTGCCATCAATCTTATTGTTGGGGTTTACCGTACATGCTTGAAAATGTGGGAGTCATTGAACCGTCACCGCTGCGGTGGTCTAATTCACTCTTGTCGGAATACCCATGATTGGCTAACACTAGCTTAGTGATTGTTGAATTAAACACGCCTGACATGCCGCCGTTTATGGAAACTTTCTCTTGCAAGGTATTGACATTCTCTAACGTGTCTGAAAATTCAGGATGAATCTTTTCCCACTCGAAACTTGTTTGCTTGGATATTCCAAGCCAGCAACATAAACCTACACGGCTTGGGACCACGTCTTTTATTGGCTCTTCTGCCCAATGTAGGACATAGTAATCTGCCCTCTCTTGCATCTCTGCATTGTATTTAGACGGTCTGCCTACTGGATTTGCCATCCTAAAAAACCACCAACGCCACAAGCCCCGCAACAGCCATCAATGCAGCAATACCTATTAACTGGCCTTTGATAATGTAGTCTTCTTCTGTTTTCATTTATGTATCCTTGTTTAGTTTTGCCCCTCTCTCGCCATCGGCGGGGCTACCGACATAATATGCATGGCTTGCAGATTTAGTCATTTTTTTAACCGCCGAAGCAGTCGAAGGAGGACTGTCACGCATCTGCCATACGCTGAAATGCAACTCTATCAATCCTAAAACTTGACCCTCCGAAGAGGGTGCAAGCCAACAAGGAAGTCCTGAGATGAGGACGGTTTAATATTAACCCCAGAGCATATGTATGGTCAAGGGTTACTTACCCATAAAAACCGCATCACTCTTACGCACCACATTCGTATGACCTTGTGGTGTCCTGACTACATACTCGTGCTTTTCTTCTCGCTCAACTTTGAACCGTTTACCAATGTGATCCATGTACCAAGCTCTTGGTATTGAGCAGTGGGTTATTTCTATCATAAAAAACACCTAAAAATAAAACAAAACCTTTCAGTATAACCCTTATATAAGAGATAGTAAATATATCTATTATATATAGGAAGAAAAAAATAATGGTTATTACCGAAATTAATCGGTTTTTTCAATTAAAAAGGAAAGTATTTACAAAATACTTGTTTAGAGTTTCTTAGAGTTGTTTAGTGACCATTCTCTAAAGGTAGAGCGTTGGTATATCTATTTCTTAGAGTTGTTTAGTAATTTAGTGATAAAAAGCGATTTATTTTTTTGAAAATAAAATCAAAAAACTGCCCTAAAAAACTAAACAACTCTGAAAGCGTTGATACAGCTTAGTCTACCTTTAGTGATTAACTCACTAAGAAACTCTAAGAAACTATCATAAATAACTGAAATAAAGAGCGTGTAACAGGTACAATTCCACAGTGACACATTTTAAAAAATTAAACAACGATCCATTTATCTGATTCTGGCCTACCCGTTTTTTTGCGATCTCCTTTGATTAGCTTTATTTCACCGTCTTTTGATAGTTTTTCTAATGCTGATTCGACATCGGCGCGCAAAGCTGGTCTTAGCCTGTTGCAAATAACCCCCGTGGATTCACCATGGTCATGACTAATAACGCCTAGAATCTTGGCATAAATTGATTTTTTAGACTTAGATTGATTGGTTATGACGATACGCACCTTCTCATCAATATCACGCTTCATCATGGCAAACGCCCACCTAACATGCTCCGCTGTACGCACCCCACTAGGACAAGCTAAAATCATGCTTATCTTAGCCATGAGCTCATAGCCACGCCTTACGATAGCTTCTAACCCTGTTGATTCCTTGTGCTGCTCTGCATACGTATAGAACAACCAATCGGACACAGCATCCATCATTTCAGCGGCTTTGTCGTCTGTTTTGATTTCTACCCTGTCCCCGTAATGCCTAACTTTCGAATTGGTAGAATCGAACTCACCTGGCTTATATAGGTTCTGTAAAGCTGCTGCCATTTCTGATGGCATTTTCCGCTTGCGGAACTTCTTTTTTGGTTTTGGATTGGTGTCTCTCTGTTCAACAATTAAAGACCTACCTAAAAAACCATTAGTCGCCTGCTCAATGGTAGCCATGCCATTAAATGTAATAGGCGTGGTATAACCAACCAGAGACAGGTAAGGGTTTTTCAAACCCTGCTCTATGGATTCAATCTCTGACTCAATACCCTTTATTTTTGCTTCAATTTGTGGACTTGTTCCTTCATCTGCTGCGCGCTTGGCAGACTTTAGCTCGTTGAGTAGCTGAGCTTGGATTGCTTCTTTCATATCACCAGTTAATAGGTAGTAAGAATCTGACTTGCTGTAAATCTTCATCAGCTCGCCGATAACACCATCTAAATAAGATGCCCCTCCACGCTCTTGGGCGTTAATGATTTTCTTTAAGAATATGCCTAACTCATCAATGATATAAAACGCCGCTTGATGCCTTACTAGATTCCTGACTATTTCTTGTTCAGATTTAATACTGCCATACGTGGCCTGACTTATACCGGCTGCCTTATGTATTTCTATTTGGGCGCCCTGTATCGACTCTTTACCTGTAGAGCTGCCAGCCACACAAAAAGCGAACATATTCGCCGTTGCTCCTGACATATCATCTATGTAGCGTAGCCCGCATATATTACCCATAGCCACAAGTGAAGCGGCAACAGCTAGCTGCTCCCTCGGGAATCTGCACTGGTCATTAATCCACTGGCAAACATCACCGACAAAACCAGGCGGGCGTAGCAGGTCAACCCCATCAATAGAGAACGGCATGTCTTTCTCGCTGTCGATTTCTTCGTCATCTTCCCATTCGAAGTTAGATTCAAATGTTACACCACTCTCCCATCCTGCCTGCTCTGCATAATGCGCAAGCGTTCCTAGTGTCACTGGGTTTGATGATTTACCGAATGAGTGCCATCTTTTTTCAAGAATGTTTACACCTGGATATTTATCTCCATTGCTACTCCAATCATCCCACACAGAAAAACCGGATCCGCCCGTAGCGTGATGAACAGCCATGCCGCATCTATACCATGTTTCATGATCGCAATCTGGATCGATATAACTCAACATGTCAGCTATTTCTTGCTGTGTGATGTCCACAAATTGACCGTTTATTTCAGCTCGGTGTCTTTCTGGTTTTTTAAGTAAGTCGATTACACCTTGTGGTGCATCATCTATATCAAATGGAGAACCTATTGATACCTCATATTTATTACCGCTGGCATGCATTGATTCTGGCCCGACCACAAAACCGCTGCTTTTAAAATCTATCCCTGGGTATTTTTCATGATGTTGCATCATTGCGGTGCCAGTCGGGCATTTAAAATATAAATGCATGCTGCCATGACCGCTACCAGTATTAACTATTAAACCTGCTCCCATAATAGAAGGATAATCTTCTGCTAGCCTATTGTATGACTCTACACCGCCGTTTCTAGCGTCAACGTCAATCACAAGAAGTCCTGAAACAAGCACACCATAACCCGTATTGAATTGTCCTGATTCTTCCATGAAGTCTAGCTGATCTTCCGACCATTCAGGCGTGTGCTGCCAGTTGCTTATACGCGGGTGTTTAAAATAAGCGGTGCATTCAGGATTTCCGCATTCGCAATTTCCTTTATTATCTACCCCATACAATCCAAATATCTTATATCCTGCATCTATGAAATCGTTATGCATTATTTTTCATCCCCACCATAGTAATCATTCAGCTTTTCGTATTGCTTATATGATGGGTTAGATGCTGGTTTCCTTATCCATAATAGAGTTGAATAAGCCATATCAATTTCTTTTGCTAATTGAGTCAAATTTGACTCATTATTTAGTGCTTCCCTTATTTGATCTAATGATAATTGCATGCCTTTTCTCCGTTTGTTAAAAAAATATTTACCAATATGTTGACAATAATATATTAGTAAGTTTATAGTTTCAACCGTGGAAGAGAAAAAACCACAATGTGATTAAAACCCAATGAGGTATAAAAATGAGTTTATTAGATACAGTCGGCAAACCCGACGACCGCCCAGTTGCTGTGACTATTTGCGGAGATAGCGGCCTTGGTAAAACCACGCTTGCTGCTTCGTTTCCAAATCCAATTGTTATTAGGGCAGAAGATGGCTTACAGGCAATACCATCTGCTCAACGTCCTGATGCATTCCCAGTATTAAAAAAAGAATCTGATTTATGGGAACAATTAAAAGCGTTGTCCCGTGAAGATCATAAATACAAAACGCTTATTCTTGATAGTGTCACAGCGCTTGAGCGTATGTTCATCAATCATGTGGTTGAGTCAGACCCTAAAAACCCAAAAAGCATTAATCAGGCACTAGGCGGATACGGCGCTGGCTTGCAGGCTGTAGCAGCAATGCATCAACGCGTGCGCCGTGCTACTGAGTTTTTAACAGACAATAAAAACATGCATATTGTTTTTGTTGCTCATGCTGACACGGAAACAATTGAACTGCCAGACCAAGACCCTTACACGCGTTACAGTTTACGCCTTGGTAAAAAATCAATGGCGCCATATATTGATGATGTTGATATTGTCGGGTTCCTAAAACTAGAGACGTTTACAACTGGTGACGGCGAACGAAAAAAGGCAATTAGTGACGGCAGTCGTTTGCTGGTTACTTATGCAACAGCGGCTAATATCAGCAAGAATCGTTACAACATCACCGAAGATTTACCAGTAGAGATTGGTAAAAACCCATTATCTGAATTTGTACCCACACTTAAAGAAGGAAAATAATCATGGCATTCTGGAATACAAGCGACAACGAACAAATTAAAAGCACCGGACAAGCTGAAATGGGCGGTGGAGATATTGAGCCAATCCCTAACAATACTGATGTATTGGCGGCTATTGATGAGGCGGGCTGGGAAAACAATCAAAACGATGGCGACCATATTGTGCTTAGATGGTCTGTGTTGCAGCCTAAAGAATATGCAAATCGTAAAATCTGGCAACGCGTCAGGGTGTTAGATGATGATGATAAAAAAGCAGACAAGGCAAAAAGAATGCTTGCTGCTATTGATGCCAACTGTGGCGGTAAATTAATGAAGTCGGGCGAACAGCCAGACGATGCCGCTTTGATGAAAGCGTTAATTGCTAAACCAATGGTAATCAAGGTGATGCAATGGAAGATTGAAGCCAAAGATTCTACCGATGGACAGGAAAGAAGCGGTAACTGGGTGTCTGCCGTTAGTCCACGCAAAGGAAAACAGCAAAAGGTTGAGGAAGAAAAAAAGCCTGAGCCTGAACAAGTAAGCGATGAAGAAGAATTTGAGGATGATATCCCATGGTAGACATTAAACAGGGAACTGATGAATGGTATGCGGCTCGTAAGAGCCGTATTACCGGTTCAAATGTGGGGGCCATACTTGGATTAAACCCATGGAGAACGGCTGACGATGTAATGCGCGCTATGGTGCGTGATTATCACGGAGCTGAATCTGAGTTTAGCGGCAACGTCGCAACTGAGTATGGCACTTTTCATGAGAACGGCGCTAAGCAAGATTATGAAATGGAAACAGGAAATGATATAGAAGAAGCCGGCTTTTATGTTTCTGATCAATATGAATGGTTAGGCGCGTCTCCTGATG